CCTTCCATTTTGAGATATACGGTTTTCGGGGTGGCCCTCTATAGATAAAGCATGAGACAAACAACAGCACCTAAGTATTTCAACGCTGCCCAAAAGAAAAAATGGACACAGTTGATAGAACGATTGAAGGCGGTTGGCACGTTCAACACTGCCGATGCTGACATTGTTGAACTATACGTTTTGGCTTGGACAGACCAAGAGCAAGCACGGGCAGCACTGAAAAAGGAATCACCTGTTTTGATTTCTGGCAAGACGGGTGGCGCATATTCTAACCCGTGGGTCACAATCAAACAGGCGGCAGATAACCAACTGGCAAAGATATCCGCCACGCTTGGTTTAACACCACAGAGCCGCCGACGAATGAAACTAGATGACGTGCCGCCCGTTGATCCTAACGATGATTTTTCAGAGTTTCTTGAATAGATAGAGTTGAACGAAGCTCTTTCACTACAAACAAAACACCCGCAGAAATGCGGGTGTTTTTGTTGATGCACACTCATATCTATTTGTATGAGTTACATCGAATCTAAAAATCAGTTGGTTAGCGGAATAGCAGCCGACAAGACAAACCACGAAGAGGCAGAGCGTGCAATTCGTTTTATAAATCGCCTCAAGCACACTCACAATTACCGTGGCGAGCCGTTCAACCTCAGGCCGTGGCAGTGTGACATTATCCGTGGCTTGCTGAACGTCGATCCTGCCACAGGCAAACGCCAATGCAAAAAGGCTTACATCAGTTTCGGACGCAAGCAAGGCAAGTCACAACTGATTGCCGCCCTTGCCCTCTATTTCCTTGTCGGCTCGGGCAAGCAAGGCCAGACCATTTACATCGGGGCAGCCAAACGAGAACAAGCCTTACACATTTGGAAGATGATTGCAGATTTCATAAAGCAATCACCCACCCTCAAAAAGATATGCCTTTTACAGCCCTACAAATACCGCATTGCGTGGGAGGAAAAGGGCAATGAAATCATCAGCCTTTCGAGTGAAGGCGCACGGGATGAAGGCTCTGGCCCCACGGTTGCCATCATTGATGAATTGTTCGCCCACAAAAATAACAATCTGTGGGATTCACTCACCAGCAGTTTTGGCGGAACGAAAGAACCTCTGCTTATCACCATCAGCACGGCGGGCACAGACCCCAACAGCAAGTGCTTTGAACAATACACGTATGCCAAGAAAGTCTTGGACGATCCTACCTTTGATCCATCTTTCTTTGCCTGTGTCCACGAATGCCCGAAAGAGCCAGAGGAATCATGGCGGGATGAAGCCAATTGGTATAAGGCAATGCCTGCCCTTGGGGATTTCTGCAATCTCGATTTCATCCGGTCTGAATTCCAACTGGCGAAAGAGTTGCCGAGCGAAGAGCGAAAGTTTCGCCAGAAATATTTGAATCAATGGTTGGACAAATACGTTGATGGTTGGTTGCCAATGAAACATTGGGAGCAATGCGAAAAGCCAGACCACAGCAACTTGACCAAAGAGAAATGGATTTGTGGTCTGGACCTTGCGAGCGTTTCAGACTTCACATCCTTTGTGATGTATTCGCCAGAAAGCCATACGGTGTTGCCGTTCTTTTTCCTGCCCGAAGAGGCAGCCAAAGACAAGCCACATTATCAAGTGTGGGCGAAGCGAAAATTGTTGACGCTCACCGAGGGCAACGCCACGGATTACGATGTGGTGCGAGCGACGATCAACAGGCTTCGCAAGGAATACCACATTGACCGGATTGCCGTGGATCGTGTGTTTAATTCCGTCCACATTTCAACCCAACTCACGGGCGATGGCTTCAACCTGGAAGCGTATGGGCAGGGTTTCCTATCAATGTCACCTGCCAGCAAGGAACTAGAGCGGCTGATTTTGACCCATCAATTGAAGTTTGATAATCCCATCTTGGATTGGATGGCTGGCAACTGTGTGGTTGAAACGGATGCGGCAGGCAACATCAAACCGACCAAACGCAAATCCAAAGACAAGGTGGATGGGATCGTAGCACTTTGTATGGCAATCGGGATCACTCTGCCCAAGCCAGATAAAAACATAATCAATGGCCGGGCAATGATTTGGATTTGATGCCCATTCCCCTAGATATCCATACTATGGGATTATTCACTTGGATGGGCTGGAAAAAGCCAGAGCGTAGAGCATACGAACAACAATTGCCACTTCACGAAATTGGTTGGAATACATACAAGGTTGGCAACACAGACACGGGAATCAACATCACCGAAGAGTCTGTTTTAGAAACCTCAACTGGCCTTTCCTGTATTGAATTCATCGGTGGGATACTCGCCAGCGTGGCCCAATCGGGAAAGACTTACAAGAAAACCACCGAGGGCAGGGAACTAGTTGAGGATCATTCCACAACAAAACTAGTTCGCAACCCACATGAAGAGTTATATACATCGGTTGCATTCTGGCAGGTTGTCGCCACCAACCTTTGCACACACGGCAACCATTTCTCTTTGATTGGTAGGAACGGCAGCCGCCCAACCCTAACCGTATTGAATCCCAAGCAAGTCAAGTTTGAATTAAATGGTGGGCATCCATTCTACATTTACAAACAAAAACCCATTGCCCCATCCGAAATGTTCCACATCGCTGGAATGACCACCGATGGTTTCATGGGTGTTTCGCCCGTGCTGAAAAACAAGCGAACCTTTGAATTGGCTCTGGCGGCTGAAATGTATGGTGCGAGATATTTCGGCAACGGTAATCATTCCGATGGTTATCTCACAATGCAGGGCAGTTTCGGCACCGATGAAGCCTTGGAACAATTCAAAGAGCAAATGGACAAGAGCCGTGGGCTTGAAGAGGCAGGCAAAACGCCTTTCTATATGCACGGCATCGAATGGAAACCAAAGGGTTACTCCAACCACGACAGCCAATTTTTAGAGGCCAGACAATATCAGGCACGGAGTATATGCCAAATCTATCGTGTGCGTCCGTATATGGTCGGTCTGGAAACGTCCAGCAAGTCACCCGAAGCAGAGAGTTTGGATTTTGAGAAATACACACTGCGCCCGTGGGTGGACAAGGTAGAGGCAGAGATTGACCGCAAGTTATTCACCGAAGAGGAAAAGGCTAGTGGTTATTTCCATCGCTTCAACGTGGATAGTCTGTTGCGGGCAGACGTTAAGACACGTTACGAAGCGAACAAGATTGCCAACGGTGGAATGCCGTGGGAAACAGTCAATGAACAAAGAACCCGAGAGAACTTGCCGAAGTGGGGGCCAGAATTCGACCAACCTATTATGCCAATGAATATGGCACAGGCGTCCGATCAACTGGGGACCGACGATCAGCCCGAGCCGCCTGTCGATGAACAACCACCAGAGGAAATCCTAAATCCGAACACACCCAAAAGCACCTTTGAAGAAAAGGCGTTTGCCCCTGTGTTGGCTGATGGTATCCGCAGAATTTTGACCAAGGAAATCAATGCGATTAAGCGGGCGATGAAGAAACACACGGGCGACGAATTTAATTCGTGGGCTGATGAATTTTACAACGATCACCAAAGCCACGTTGCCGAAGTGATGAAGCCATCCCTAACAGTGCTTGTCGGCGAAGAAAACGCTTCGGCTGTGCTAGATAGGTTTGCAATCACGCATTGCGAAGAGAGCAAGAGAGCGTTGCAAAACGCCGTGGGTTCTGTGGAGAAATTGGAAGGAATCTTGCAAGAGTGGATGGAATCGAGAGCTAAGCAAATTACACAAGCATTATTGGAGAACAATGGAACGAGAGACTAGGTTTTTGCCTGTTGATGATTTAGAGGTTCGCTTTTTGGAAGGCGGCAGGGTTCAAATCAATGGATATGCAGCGAAGTTTAATGCACCATCCCGCCTGATGCATCACCCGCAGTATGGGGAAATCCGTGAGATCATCCGTCCAGGTGCGTTTACCGACACCATCAGCAAGCGAAATAAATTCCCCGAAGACGTGGTTGCGAACATCGACCACGATAACGACAGGATTTTAGCTCGCACCAGTGGCGGCACGCTCAGACTTTCCGAGGATGCTTTAGGTCTTCGCATTGAAGCAGACCTTGCGGACACCACCCGAGCCAAAGACTTGATTGCCGATATCAAGCACAGGAATTATCAGGGAATGAGTTTCGCTTTTACCTGCCAGCGGGAACTAGTGCGGGAAGAAAAAGAACAAGGTTGGGTGAGAGAGTTGCACGAAGCCACGCTTTTTGATGTGGCCGTTGTGGTTGATCCTGCCTACACACAAACCAGCGTGGGTGTTGCCGCTCGATCTATTGAACGTGAGGTTGAACGGCGGGCAGCCGTGGCAGTCGAGGAAAAGGCAGAGGAAACCAAGGCCACAGAGGCAGACCAAGCCGCCAAAGATGCTGCTGAATTGAAGATGAAGGCACTGCAATTAAAGCAGAAACTATATGAACTAGATGCGTAAGAAAGCCTTGCCATAGGTTTTCTCCCTTGGGGGCTGGTGCTTTGACTCTCACCAGCCCCCTTTTCTATGCGCTCAAATAAAAATCAAACGCACCTGCCTAGATACTTTCGAGCCGTTTAGATTTTTGGAGCCGTTGCTACCCAATCAAAACAAGGTTCACCAAATCTTTGCCACTTCGGCAGGGATACCTTTTTTTGAAAGATACCAAATATGTCATGGTTAGATATCAAGTCTCTTGGTGAAGAGAAAGCCAAGTTGGTCAAGGAAACTCGTTCCTTGGTTAATGCTGGCGAACTAAGTGCCGAGCAGACCGCAGAAGTTGAAAAGCGTTTTGCACGCATCGACGAAATTACAAGTCAGGTCGAGCGGCTGAACAAAATTGCAGACCTTGAAAAGGTCACAGAAGAAAGATTGATTTCCGAAGAGCGTGAAACCGCTAAGGGAATCGACAGCCCAGAATACCGCACGGCATTCTGGAACAAAGTCAGAAATTATAACGGCAGTTCAAACCTTGAATTCCGTGCTGTGTCCAGCGTTGGAACAGGTGCCAATGCTGCTGGTGAATTCGTTCCCAAGAGTTTCTATGACTCTTATGTGAAGGTTCTGGCGTCCTATGCTGGAATGCGTCAAGCCGGTTGCACGGTTTATCCGACAGCCGCAGGTGAAAACCTACACATCCCGAAAGTTGATGATTCAACCGTTTCCGGTGCCGTTGTTGGCGAACACGTCGCCAGTGCCGATGATTCAACAAACGACGTGGCAACTAGCGAAATCATTCTTTATGATTGGCGAGTTGATAGCCACGTTCAGAGAGTTTCCAAGAAATTGCTTCGCAATTCTGGTTTCCCTGTTGAACAGTGGTTGGGCGATGTTTTGTTTGATCGTGTTGCACGCAAACAAAACGCATTGTTCACCGTTGGTGGTGGCACAACCGAGCCAACTGGCGCTGTTGTTGGTGCAACCGATAGTGGAGTGGACACAGCAAGTGCCACAGCGATTTCTTATAACAACCTAGTTGATTTGCAGAATTCGTTGAACGTTGCTTATGAATCGGCTGGCGAGTGTGTCTTTATGATGCACCAGAATACTTTTGCCATCGTGCGAAAGATTTTGGATGAGCAAGATCGTCCACTATTCGGCACGGGCAACATCCAAGAGGGTGCGCCGCTACAGTTGCTAGGCAAGCGTGTTGTTCTCAACAACGCTATGGCAACAGGGCATCTAGCCAAGAGTATCCTTTATGGAAACTTCAAGGCTGGTTATGTCATTCGTGACATTGACAGTGCCGAGTTGAGCATCAACCCATATCTGTATTGGGCCACCGATGATCTCGGTTTCCGCTACACAGCCTATGGTGATGGTGCGGTTGTCGATGCCAAGGCAATATACTATTTGCAAATGGGTTCGTCATAATCCATTGTTTGCTGACCTTTCAAACCCAACTGGTGAAAGCCAGTTGGGTTTTTTTATTGCTGTGACTAAATAAAGCAGCGCTTTACCCGCTCCACGAGTATGTTTTTTGTCAAAAAAAGAGGACACCAACAGCCCATGACATTTCTTTGTGAAGCCTGTCAGCATTCAATGCCGCAGGAATGTAAACACGTCATCGTTAGGATAGACGGCGTTTACACACTATGCACACGATGTGCGCCCGAGTTGCTTACCGGCACACTCTCGCCAAGGCAGTTTGCCAATCTCATTCGCATACACAATAGCGATGAGTTTTACTTGAGTGATAACTTTTACACAAACGGGGTTCCCAACAATCCAGTTTGGCAAGGCAACGAAGCTATTGATGTGTCTGTGCCGTTCTATTCCACCTTGCCCGCTTATGATGCCGACAGTGGATCATGGCTCGACAGCCATACGGGCCAATATTACAAGCCAGAGTAACCAATGGCTTTTCTACGCATTACCCAAGAACAAATAAAGTCAACGTGGTCTGCATCGGTGGGGCAGATCATTGACGACACGGGCAGCGAAGCCTATTGGGCAAAGAAAGTAAAACGTAATCAATGCATTTATGTCAGCGATGAAGAGGCCGAGAAAGCATGCCGAGTGTTGGGAGCATATCAAAATAAACCTGTGTTCCGACCACATCCACGATACACGACCAACCTTGCAACCAACTCTGTGCGGTTGAACCTGCCCGAGAAAGGATCGTTCAACCCTGGATTGGCGAAATACAAAGACGGTTATGTTTTGGTTTACCGTCCAGACGAATTCCGGTTTATTGCCTGCCACCTGGATAAACAATTCAAGGCCACTGGTTTCTTTCCTCTGAAACTCGCCCCCAACTGCGCCGATCCACGGTTGATTTGGCATCGTAACAAACTCTTGGTGATTTATGCCGGGTTCACCGAGCCGCCCGAGCGTCACCGTATTTGCATCAAAGGCACGATCTTAATTGACCTAGACCAATCAGAGGATTTCATTCACTCACCAGAATTCCGAGTTGATCCGCCCGAGTTGATTGACCATCAGAAAAATTGGATGCCCTTTGTGTGTGACGATGAATTGTATTTCGTGGCCCAAGTCTGTCCCCACATCGTTTACAAGTGGGATGGAAAACGATCAACAAAGGTTTCCGAAGTGGAATGGGATCACCCGTGGTTTTTCAAAGAGTTTCTAAGAGGCAACTGCAACTGTGTTCAACTGCCCGATGGCAATTACTTGGGCACCTTTCACACGGCCACGGCAACCGCCAAATGCATACATTATGACAATGGTGCTTATATATTCGAGGGAAAACACCCCTTTAGACCGCTCAAATCAGCCAATAGATCGTATTTACCGGCTGATATGGCATTAGAACCCCATTTCAGGAAAAAGGGCTTAATTCGATGCATTTTCCCTGTGGGGATGGTTCTGGAAAAAGACACTCTGTTAATCACGTATGGGGATAACGATTCGTGTTGTCGGCTGATGAAGACGACCACAGCAGAGATGGAAAACACAACAGTGGAGTTATATGAAAGTCAGATTGAAAACGTCGATAGCGGGGATCAACTATGCCTTCCCGAGAGGGGCGATAGTGGACACGGAAAAGTTTCCAGAGGCACTAAGGTGGTTGGCAAAGGGCGAAGCAGTGCTAGTGCAAGAGCCAACCGAAACAGCCGCCATGCAAAAGACAGTGGAACAAGCCACGTTGAAGCAGAACAAACAGCGAAAGGCGAAGAATAATGAGTGATGCAGACAAAAGAGTTGAGGCGTTTAAGAGCAACGATGGCACGTTCTACCGATGCCATTTTGGCGACGACCACACAGAGTTTGAATTCTACAAAGACGGGCAGCCCGTGTTTACAACAAGCGATCAGTTGGTTGCCCTAGAGTATTACAACAACGAGTGGCAAACAAATCAGCCTGCCAACAACTAGATATCCGTATGAACTACCTAGAAATCATTGAAGCGCCTGAATCGTATCCCGTAACGCTCAACGAGTTGAAAGCCCATCTTCGTTTGGATGTTACGGAAGATGCTTTTACCGTGGCCCAAACCATCGTGCCTGCATCGCACAGCACAGCCGCCAGCTATAGCCTAGAGGGCAGTGCCGTTGATGTATCCACATCAACAGCAACCGTTGTGGTCAATGCGGGATCGTGTGGGGCGGCAGGCACGGTTGCCGTCAAGATTCAAGAAAGCCTTACAGGTTCAAGTGGTTGGACGGATGTAACGGACGGCAGTTTTACCACGATCACCACAGCGAATGACAATGCAACTTATCAGATTGACTATGCAGGCGAGTTGCCGTTTATCCGTGCCGTGGCAACCGTAACGGCCAACGCTTGCTCTTTCTCTGTTGATGTGCAACTCGCATCGCTTCAATCCGTTGAAGATGCCCTTTTAACATCCTTCATTGCCACAGCCACGCTAGAGGCCGAAGAGCATCAATCCCGCAAGATCATTGAACAAACAGTCAGATTGAATGCCGACTATTGGCAAGCCTGTGGAATGGATTTGATGGTTAGGCCAGTTCAAGAAATAGATGAGATAACTTATCTGGACACCAACAATGTTCGGCAGACCTTGGATTCAGCGGAATATGAATTGGTCAATGGCGTGGTTTATCCGGCGCACGGCAGCACGTTCCCGAATGCTCTGTGCCGTCCAGGTAGCATCCACATTGATTTCATTGCTGGATATAGCAGCGTGAATAACATACCAGAATTCACCCGCAACGCAATTCTGATGAAGGCGGGTTTATTGCATCAGAGCCGTGAGGGCAGCATGGATCAAAATGCCCTCAACTGCATCAGACGGCAGCTAGATATGGGTCTTTGGAAATTGAAGGGTTTCACAAGTTGATAAATGCGGGCGACCTCAATAAGCAAGTTGACTTGCAACAAGCATACACAGTGCAAGACACGTTTGGTGAAGCCATTGAAACGTGGCTGACTGTGGCAAGCGGTCTGTGGGCAGAGATTAAACCTCTATCGGCTAGAGAGACAATCCAAGCCAATCAACAGCACGCCGAAACAAGCCACCAAGTAATCATCAGGTTTAGAGGTGGCGTGAGGGCAGACCAGCGTTTGGTCTACAAAGGAAGATATTTTTACATTCAAAGCATCATTGACGAAATGGAAGAGAACGAAAAGTTGACTTTGCTTTGTGTGGAACGGAACTAGATTGCCAGCATTTTTTTCGGTAAAGGTCACAGGCGGCAAGCAAATTGAAAAAGCACTGAAAGAGCTAGAGCCAAAACTAGCAAAAAAGGTGGTTCGCAAGGCTTGCCGTGATGGTGCCAAGGTTCTCAAAGAGGAAATTGAAAAGACAGCACCACAAGACACGGGCGCATTGGCTGCCAGTGTGAAGATCAAAACCAAATTCAGAAAAGGCATCGCAAGCGCCACGGCTGAAATTGGGGAAGGTAATTTCAAGGGCGAAACTTTTTATGCCGCAATGGTGGAATTCGGCACCAGCAAACAGCCACCACAGGGCTATATGCAACAGGCTTTTGACAACAAGAAAGAACAAGTGGCGAAGCAAACCGAGGATGCCATCAGACAAGGCATCGACAAAATTGTAAAAGACTCGACTAAATAGGATGGTCATTGTTTGACCTCCTAAATGATAAGCCTGCCCGTTGCATTTCCGGGCAGGCTTTTTTGTTTGTCTGCATTGCTAAATAGCGTATGACTTTCACGATAAACGATGATTTTGATGTTACTGGCGAGACACTAACCGTCACCGAGGATGTTTCTTTTGTTGGCGGCACATCGGTTTTGGCGGATTCCACTTGGGATATCACGGGCGATTTGACCGCCAGTGAGGGCGTTACCTTTGCCACGGAATCGTTTAACGGATCAACCTGGACGGTTTCGGGCACCTTCACCTTTGACGGCATAGACGACAGCCCTTTGGATTTATCTGCCTCTGAGGCATGGACCTTGACCGTGGCAGGCACGGGCGCAGCGTCATTCGTCAACGTGGCCTATTCCGATGCCTCTGGCGGCTCAACCATCTATGCCACAGACAGTGGCGACGATCAAAACAACGTCAATTGGGAATTTGCCACTTACACGATTCAAGAGGCTATCCGTTCGATCCTGTTGGATGATGCGACCATTGCAGCCGCTCGGGTTTATCCCAATGTAGTTCGGCAGGGCAGGGCTTTGCCGTTCATTGATTATCAGGTGGTGTCCAGTGAAACCCGCCACGATCTACAGGGGCCAATAGGGATCACCGAGGATTTGATAAACATCCACGTCTTTAGTTTTGATTATGACGAGAGTGTGACCATTGGTAATGCCATAGAGGATGCTTTGGATACCTATCGGGACACCATTGAAGGATTGAGGATTTTGAACGTTTTGATTCTTGATTCATTTGATTTGCCCGAGCCGCCAGCAGACGCAAGCGATAGGTGGGTGTTTCACCGGGTTATCAGGATCAAGACATTCTCAAAGTAAAAAATGCGGCAGCCTGAATACATAACTCCAAACACTTTCTTGGAGTTATTTTCATGGCTGAATTTATCGGCGCAGGGGCAACCCTAGCAATTTCTGCAACACCAATCGGGCAGATTTTCAATATTGGATTGGATGGCTGGACTGTAGGCGAAGTTGAAACCACCGATCTAGGCGATTCGTGGAAAACATTTTTGCCGACGATTGCCGAGGGCGGCACCGTTAGCTTTGATTTGCATTACGATCCTGCCACGGCAACGATTGCCAGCGTCACCACTTTGATGACCACACCTGCCGTTGTGCCGTTCACGTTGACTTTCAACGACACGGGCGATGCCACGTATGGCTTTAGTGGTTTCTTCACCGAGTTTGCCCTTTCAGGCGTTGAGGTTGAAGGCGTTGTTTCTGCATCGTGCAAGATTCGCACCACTGGTGCTATTTCGATCACACCGTAATTGGAGTCTGATGGATAGCAACACAATAAGGCGTGAAATGTCAAAACATATGAACATCTCAACCAAGAAACTGTTGGCTATGGATAAGGCCGAATTGACCGTGTGGTTTGCACATCTAAAGATGCTGCAATCCTATTTGAAAACCTTGGAGACAAATGAGTGAAAAGAAATGCTTGGATATTCAGGCAATCAAGAATGCCAATGATCGGCAACTAGTCGAGGTTGATCTAACAGCAGAATGGGGCGGGATCGTTTATGTGAAACCGCTATCGGTTAGGCAACTACAGTGGGTGTTGAACAATCCAAACGATGCCGCCACCGATCCTGTGAAGTTGGTTATCTATTCAACGTGTGATGAAACCGGCAATGCCTTGTTCACCGACAATGATGCAGATTGGTTGGGCGATAAGGCAGCCAACACCTTTCCTAAGATTATGGCCGCTATTCGCAAACTGAATGCGCCCGCTGGTGTTGATAATGTTGAGACACTTGAAAAAAACTAGCAAGTGACCCGTTTAGAAAATTTACTTTCCGACTAGCGGGACACTTAAAAATGACAAGGAAAGAATTGCTAGACCGAATGGACGGCATCGAACTAAGGGAATGGATGGCATTCCACAACCTAGAACCGTTTGGGGACGAATGGCGACAGACCGCTATTATTGCAATGTGGATTGCTTTACAAGCCACGCAAGGCAAACAGAAATTCGCTATTGAAGATTTCATGCCTGTAATCAAACGCAAAGTTTACAATCCAGAGAAAGATAGGCAGACACTTGAAAAATTCAAGGCCATCGCCAAGAGCCACGCCGAAATGGCACGATTGAAACAAGAGAAGCAAAAGCCACAGTGATGTGGCTTTTTTTATTTGCGTTTGCGCCTGTGGGCTACCGGCTCAGTCAACGCTTTCTTTGCATCCCATCCACTGGCGAGCCGATCAAAGGCAATCATATATTTGATTCCGAATTGTTCGCACCACTCGGCAAGCGTCTTGGTCTGCCCGTCGATTTCCAAATAGCGGTTTCTGGACGTGTTGTTGATATTCACTTTGCGTTTGACAATCCGCACATTTCCAGGTTCGTAATTGCCATCATTGTTAATTCGGTCAATTTCCATCCCTTTTGGTATCTCGCCCACATCTTTTAAGAATGCCTCAAAAGAATCCCAACGGGGGCAAACCTTAATTCCCCTGCCGCCATAGTCTGGAAATGCTTCACAGTTGGGATTGTTGCAACGCTGCCGCATACCTTTCCAGGTTGTATAGGTTTTCGTGCCACTTTGGCCGTGGGTTTTATTGAATGGCTTATGTCGCTTACAACCGCAACTTGTGCAATGCCCACGTTGGATATCGTGCCACCTAATCAACTTTTCTTTTCCACACTCGCATTTACAGACCACCAGAGAATTGCTTTTCAATCTGGTGTCTTTAATTTCGCCCAACGTCAACATTTCAACTTTAATTTGGATCATCCCTATAACTTAGCCACATACACACTTTTTTGAAAGGCAGATTTATACATAACACATCAACAAACGAGGTGTGTTATTGCTACGATAGGGAATATAGTGCTAGGTCTGAAAGTTAATTCAGGCGCATTCAATGCAGGTCTAAACAAAGCATCAGGCACGCTCAAATCGTTCGTGGGCGGGTTAGGCACTGCCAAAGGTGCCTTGTTGGGCTTAGGTGCTGCCATCGGGGCTGGTGCTGCCCTCAAAGGCATCTTGGATCAAGTGAATGCCATCGACCAGTTGGCCGACACTGCCACCAAACTTTCCATCACCACCGAAGCATTGGGCAAGCTGAATTACACAGCACAACTAGCGGGTTCAAGCGCCGAGAGTATGCAAGCCGCTCTGCAAAAAATGCAACTCAATCTTGGCAAAGCAAACGGTGATAAAGACAACGCTTTTTCCAAGATCGGTTTGGACCTTGCCAAGTTGAAGAAACTCACACCTGATGCACAGTTCACCGAAATTGCTGGTGCGTTGAACAAGATCAAAAACCCTGCCGATCAGGCAGCCGCAGCCGTTGCCATCTTCGGCAAAGGTGCTGGCGACTTAATGCAGATTTTCCAAAACGGTAAAGGGTTCATTGCCGACACTGCCGCCGAAGCAGAAAAACTTGGCTTCACTGTTTCCCAAGTGGATGCCGAAGCGATGGGCGGTTTCAACGATAGCTTGGACAAAGCCAAACTGTTGTGGGAAGCGATGAAGAATCAACTTGCCATCAACATTGCTCCCATTCTCGCCAGTATGACCGAGGATATCATCAGTTGGGCAAAAAGCGGTGAAGGGTTCGGCAGCAAGATTGAAGCCACCTTTGACACGATCAAGGCAGGTTGGTTCTTAGTCCAAGCCTTGCTTGTGAAAGGCTTGGGGCAGGTTGTCCATCTTGTCTACGATCTTGCGAGCGGCGCAGAAAGTGTAATCAACGCTCTTGGTGGTGATGTGGATATTACCTCAACATTGAAAGCCGTGGTGGATTCGCTCGATAAGTCTGCTGATGAATCAATGGAGAAAGCCAAGAATCATTGGGATGGCACGGCCAAGAAAGAACGGGATGCAGCCAAGGCCAAAGCAACCGAAGAGAAAAAAGCACAAGAAAATATGTTCAAGCCTTTCGAGGGCATCAAAGGCATCTTTGACAATGCCAAGGGGATGCTTGGGGGACAAGGCAACACGGCCACTGCATTGGGCAAAGGCATATGGGATGCCGTCAAGGGCGCTGGCTCACTCGCCAATGATCTTGGAATGTTCAAGAGCAATCCATTCGAGAAGAAAGACCAACGTGATTTACAGGGTGATTTTGAAACCAAGTTGGGGGCAGCCGCCGAATTCGGCAGTGCTGATGCAATGTTGGCCGAATTAACAAACCGCTCGGGTGGTGGCTGGCAGGAAAAGTTGCAAAAGACAAATGATGAACAATTGAAGGTTGCCAAGGATTCAGACCGCAACCTAGAAAAGTTGGCTAGCACCTTCACACGGATAACGGGTTTCAAGATCAACTAATTATCAACGCTCTGCCTAAATAGGTTATGAGCGTCATTGATGTTAGTGAAACACCCGAAAAGGGATCGGCTGAAAGCACAGCCACCGAACGAAAATATACACGGGTTTTCCGTGTGGTTATGTCCAGCACGGCAGACGGCCCGTTGCTCGCCAGAGATGCCAGCGGCATCCCTCTACTTGGCGAATACTATCTAACGGACACGGAATCCGATCTCTATGCATACGTTGAAAGCAAGCGGGCGGATCGAGTTGCCGAGAATGCCTTTGATGTAACGGTTAGTTATTCCTCAATCGCACCTGATGAAAACAACTCCAATCCGCTCACGGCTGATGTTCAATACACTTGGACGGCTGTTGAGTATGAAGAACCTGTTGATAGGGATATCAACAACGTCAAGATTCTTACCACGGCCAATGAACCGTTCCTTCCAGGTTCAATCACCAAGCGTGTTTTCAATGCGGTTTTTACCATCACCCGCAATGAATTGTCTTGGGATGGTTCGTTGGCTCTTGAATACCTTGGCAAGATCAACAATGCATCGTTTTTGGGTGGTGCATCTAAAACCGTGATGCTAACGAACATATCCCCGCAGTTTCTCAAACATAGTGATGGCACGGATTTTGTGCGAGTCTCTTATGAGTTTACTTATGACCGCCGCACGTTCACTAAAAAGATTTTGAATCAAGGCACGAAATACAAACATCAATCTGACGGATTGAGTTATTTGATTACCGAGCGAAATGAACAAGGTGAAAACATTCCTGTGACCACACAGCGTTTGTTGAAAGAGAATGGCGACGTGTTGCCCGAGGGCGATGCAGCACACTACATCGAAAAGGAAATTTACGATGCCGTCAACTTTGGCACATTCGGATTCTAAGGGGAGCAATGGCGGATAAGTTGATTCTATTTTCCACAAGTGATGCAGAGCGAATTGCCAAGGCGGTTAAATCCGTTGAAGGCACGTTGCGTAACGTGCCACAACTTCCCAAGCGTGACCCGAGCATATCAGGCGGCAATGGCTTTTGGGCCAAAGTAAGTGACCCTGATTACACAGAGGCCACATATGCTTGGGTGAAACAAATCCCACAGGATGATGGCACGTTTGAAGATGATGAAGATGTTTCAGGTGAGAACGACGACAAGCCAGCACGGGAACAATCTGGTTATAAATTCGTGCCTGATGACACCATTGTGTGGTTGCGTCCCCGATTCGATTACTATTCTTTCGAGTTTGCTTTCAAGATCATCCGTGGCAAAACGGACGCCACGCTAGCCAAAGGCGACACAGGAACAATTTCAGTATGGGATTCCGCTGGTGTTGATACGGGAGAAAACATCAGTGCTCTAAATCTCTATCAAGACCTTGAAGCCACCAAAAATGTCCATGCCATTCTTTATGGGGAAACGTGGCATTTGATTGCGGGTGAGTGCTGATGTTTTCCTTTTGCTGCTGCAATAATTGCATCATTTGTTATTCAGACGATTTCAATCGTGCCAACGATGACATTGCTGTTGATGCGCCCTTGGAGTGGATCACCCTTGCTGGTGAATTCAACGTGGTTAGCAATCAATGCAAAACGTTCTCGCAAGGCGGATTCGTGTTGCTCAACAAAGAAATTGATCTTGGGCCAACGCAAGAATATATCGTTAGAGTGAAGATCGAAAATGTAGAGGTAGGCGATGAAGCGGTTGTTGCTGCCGCTTTTAGATCGGAAACAGATTTCTTTTATGCCACCTATAAACCTTTGGGCGGCTCTGCTGAACTCGGTTTGTATTGGGCTGACCCCGGCGCAGATATTGAACTCAACACGCAAATCATTGATGAAATTGATACGCTTGACCAACCCGCCTATTTCCAAATCACTTGCAACTTGCAAGATTTCCTGATTGAAGCGTCAACGATTGATGCCAACGGGGACAAGCAAACGTGCGTTGGCCCGTATATTTTCAATGGTGGGCAACATTGCGGTTTTGGCACAAGATCAGTCAACACGGTAGCAATCCATAGCATCACCGTTGATGACTTTTCATTGTGTGAAAACCAATGCCTCACAGGATGTGTGATTGATGTTGATATTTACAATCGTGCCAATTCAAACGATTTGGGGGATGACTGGACGGATTTGGGGGCAGGAGAAGATGATATCCAGATTCTTTCTGGATATATGTATTTCCAAGATAGTGCAACAGCAATGCACAACACGCCACACCCTGATGGACACACAACGATGGGTGTTGCCGCTCGGGTTGTGTTTGAAACGTTGCCACCCTTTGCCAACATTCGACCATCGGGAACGATGAGTATTATTGTTGGTGCTGATGATCCCGCAGACCCGCAAACTTACGTTCGTGTTGAATTCAACGCCTCAACAGGAACAACAACGATTTGGGGTGTGCTTGACGGTGGCTCGCCAACCTCTTTAGATACTGGCCCAAACGGTAGTCCGTCAGTTGGTTTGAGAGAGGATGATTACTATGTGTGCGTTGACCAATTCGGCAAAGTCAGAGCGTATGGCAAAAATTGGAATGCAAACCAGTTCCTTGGGGTGGCCGAAGCCAATGCAGGTTTGTATTTGGCTGGCCCGTATTGTGGACTTTATGGCGTTGGGTCGTCTACAAATCGAGTATGGATTGAGGATTTCATTTTTATCAAGACGTTTCATGAGGGACAACCACAACAACAACGTTTCACGGTTGGCGGCACGGTTGAGGCCGACGACGTTTTCAACATTGAAATCAGCAGACTTGGTGAGAATGAAGGCACAATAGATTTGCCAGATATCACCGAGGATGTGGATATTGTTACTGGCGAAACGTCAATTCCTCTAGTTGTCACCAAGATAATCGAGGAATTGTATGCATTGGGATTTGATACTTATCCCGTCATTCGTTCGATGCGTTGGTTTGTTGATCCCGACGACCCCAACAGTTTTATTGGCGAGCATCAAAGCAATTTTGAAGCAACGGCCACGACCACAGAGGATGGTGGCGGCGCTGCTGATGCTCAAACGTTCTCAACAGAACAAATTCAGGCTTGGGAAAAAGGTGCCTATAACTGCCCGAGATGCAAGCCAATTTGCGAACCCTGTATTTATTGCGAAGGGCCGTTGGAAGAACCGCCTTATGAAAACGCACCGAATGCCGTGCTGTTGATTATCGAGGGCACAAGACATTTAGATGAGCCAGGATTTCAGGTGGGTTGTTGGGATAACACGGCGGCGTTTGAATCGCCTTATGGTCCGCCATTCGTCAACGTGCCCGAGGATCATGTCTGCCACAACAAGTTGGATGTATTTCCACCACAACAAGATTATTCGTCCCACTGTGTTTCGTATGACGGCGCATATATTTTAGAGGGATGTGGGTGCAATTATTTCTATCGCTTCCCGACTTGGTACGAGCACTACTATCCGAATCCTGATTGTGAAGGGCCGCCAGGAATCTATTATCCGCCCGCTTATGATTCTTGTAATGAAGACCCTTGGCAAATGAGTTGCTATCCGGGTGCGTTTTGTGATGGCTATTGGTATTTTGCCGCACCAGTGCAAGGCACGATTGGCGGTCCAAACGAAGGTTTATTGCGTTGGGTTTGTCGGCTGCAAGATTCCGTCTATAACGTAGCGTTTTGGACTTCTGAGTGGTTTCCGGCTGACGAGTGCAAATATCCAAGGACTTGCGAATACAACGATACAGATTATACGCCTGATGGTCAGGGCTGTTTTCATCCTTCAATTCAACTCTATCCGATTGGTTAATTATGAACTGTAAGACTAGGATCACACCAATTGGTGGCGGGATGTGGCGGCATGAATGCACGCTTTCCAATTGCACCAACGATTTCAAATTGCCGACAGACCGATTTGTTTTTATGCAGTGCAAGGGCGTTAGCCTTGGCACGATTCATGATTACAAAGGCAATCCAGATATTGGCGTTGGGCAGGAAATGCTTTTGATTACTGAGGAATTGGGAATCAAGCCGCCGAAGAATTGCACCTGCAAACAAATCGCTCGGATGTTCAACAGGATGGGGATCGAGAATTGCAAGAGCCATCGTGCCTTTTTGGTCAACGAAGTGATGAAGAATTACGAGCGGTGGAAATGGACGGAAAAGTTTCAGTTGATTGCGGCAGGGCAGAAATTGTTGGCTTCGGGGATTACCCTGGAAATTGATCCCATTCATCCGATCAAGAGCGTGGTTGAATCCTTGATTGATGAGGCAATTAGGCGTGCCGAAGCGAATATTGCCGAAAATAAACCCTCTGGCCCTTGACGTGCGTATATTTCTCGATTGTCATGACTCTCTGTGTTGTATCTTTCAATGGAGGGCGAGCCGATGGCAAAGAAAGCACAGGCGAAGAAACCACGGATTAAAACAGTTGAGGATGATTTGAGCGCAGCCGCACAGGCGGACGCCAAAAAAGACTTGGCCGAATCAGCAGCCGCAATTCGAGAGTTAAGAGGCGAAGAAAGCGAATCGGAAAACAAATCCACCAGTTTCCCTTTTGGAGCAAATGCGATGGCAGCGAAAACATCCACCAACAAGAAAAAGACGACCAAGAAAGCCACGGGCGGCAAATCAGGAAGTGACAAGGTAAGGGATTATTTCAAAAAGCACGGCACGGGCGATGACGTGAAAAATTCGGCAGTGTCGAAAGCAACGAAAGTTTCCCAATCCCAAGTTTCCAACATTCGCAAGGAATTCACAGGCGGCACGAAAAAGAGCAAGGGCGGCAGACCCAAAGCCACAGCAGCCACCAACACGAACGGCCACAGTGCCGCCGAGTTTGTTAAGACTGCCTTTGGGATGGGCTTGGACAAAGCAATTGATACCTTGCAAGCAATCAAGAAAGCCATCGGGTGACGCCCGAGCGTCACGCCTTCCGATCAAGCCCACCTGAATTACAGGTGGGCTTTTTTTATTCGCCTCTGTTTTTTTGTTGGGGCGAAACTCTTTTAAGGGATGAAAATATGCACAAAGTGTGGTCAAGAATTGCCACTGGATCAATTCGGAAAATTCAAACAAAGTAAGGATGGGCTTGCCTACAAATGTAAGAAATGCGTTGCCGACTACCAGAAGCGATATAGGGAACAACCATTGGTGAAAGCAGCAGAGGCTGCCCGGAGAAGAGACAACAAGCATCGTTGGGAAAGTTCAAAGCCTTGGTATAAGCGGCAATATCAACAACTTCATAATCCTGAAATCAGGGAAAGCAGACGAAAAAAATACCACGCTGAGAGAATGGAGATTATCGCTCATTACTCGAACGGCCAAGAGTGTTGCCAAGGTTGTGGCTGCTCTGACGTGCGAGTTTTGACCGTGGATCACATCAAAAACAACGGCAACGAACACAGGGCTTTAGACCCATCGGCAAACAAGATTTACAAGTGGCTATTGAGGAATGGACTTCCAACGGGGTTTCAAATCCTCTGTTGGAATTGTCAATTCATTAAGAAACAAGAACACCAACGAAAAGCCACCGAAAACGCCTAAATCGTGGATTTCTTGGCTGAATTGGGAAAACACCCCTGGAATTGAATTCGGGCGGATTTGAAGGCATTTTTTAACTAGCCTCATAAATGCCAACAACTTGACGCCGTTGTTGGGTTTCATTAGGCTAATGGGCAGAAACGTTGATTTTGCCGCCTTCACAAGTCTTTGTGAAACGGCCACTTGCAACGCCAAGTTTACAACGCCCGTTTGCGTGGTATATCTAAACCTGCCGATTGAAAGGGCCACAATGAGAACCGCATACAGTTACATCCGATTCAGCAGCCCCGAACAAGCCAAGGGCAACAGCCTCAACCGCCAGCTAGACCGCTCGAAAAGTTGGGCCAAAGAAATGGGCTGGCAGTTGGACACGTCCACCTTTCGGGATTTGGGTTGCTCGGGATTCAAACCGGGGAAGCAACTCGGGCTGGCGGCATTTCTGCAAGCCATCGAAGCGGGCAACGTGCCGAAAGGTTCTGTGTTGATCGTAGAGGCACTAGACCGCCTTTCCCGCCGTCAACTTGATGATGCTTATGAGTTGTTCCGAAAGATCATCAAGACTGGCGTGGATATCGGGGTTGAAACCCGCCGTAGGGTCTACACGAAAAGCAGCCTCAATTCGGCAATGGAGTTGATGGAAGTTGTGATTGCATTCGATCTTGCCAATCAGGAATCCGAGAAGAAAAGTTTTCGGACGAAAGACAATTGGGCACGCCGTAGGAACAAAGCCAAACTAGGTGACGTGAAGGCGTCCAAGCGTTGCCCGTGCTGGATCAACGTGGTTGACGGCAAATATAAATTGGATAAAGCGAAAGCCGCAGTGCTGGAAAGAATATTCCGCATGTGCGTCGATGGCTTGGGCGGACGACAAATCACCAAGACGTTGAATGCCGAGAAAATTACCAACATCGCAATCGGCTCAAAAACAAACTGCCGCAAGGAATGGAATCAAGGTTATGTGGAATCCATTCTCCACAATCGCCAGACGTTTGGCGAAAACCAGTTGTTCATTATGGATGGGGATAAGCGAATCCCTGATGAAGTGGTTGAGGGTTTTTATCCGGCTGCCATCCCTGCCAAGTTATTCTATGCCGCACAGGCAGCCATCAAATCGAGAACCAAACAAAAAGGCCCACGGGGCAAGCAAGTTGCCAACCTTTTCCAAGGCTTGATTTTTGATGCCAATACGGGAATGCCAATGCAAATGGCAAACAGCAGTGTCCAAGATAAGAAAAGAGGAATCTTTAGGCGGCTCGCATCGTATCACGCTCACCAAATGGGCAATTCAACCTCTTGGGCTTATCCCGAGTTTGAAGATTATTTTATTCGAGCCTTTCAGGAAATCACGGCCAGCCAGTTGGCAAGCAATCCCTATATTGATCCTGTGCCGGGGATCGTTTCTCAAATTCAGGATACGCAAACCCAAATTGAACAAGTGGAAAACAAGATTGTGGAGGGTGGGGAAATTCCGGCGCTGGTCAATGTGTTGCGTAAACTACACGCCAAACAGCAGAGCCTAGAGGGCGAATTGACGGCAGCCAAATCAGATAAATCGAGCCGAGAGGCAACCCAAACCGAGAACGTTCTATCTTGTCTTGAATTGTTGAAGAGCGGCAAGGAACAACATCGGGATAAATTTCGTGCGTTGCTTCGGTTGATCGTAGATGAAATCTGGTTGTGTATTTTCTCCACGGATGGCAACCGCCTGAATAGAACGTTGGTCTGCCAGATATTTTTCAAGACTGGCCCAAAACGAGAATTCATCTTGAAGAGCGAGCGGGGCAGGGTGGCAAGTTTCCAGACGTTCAAGCGTGGCACGTCGATTGCCCACGAACATATGAAGCAATGGAAGGTTGGCAATGATTTTGATCTAAGGGTAAAGGCGTCCAAGCGGCGGCAAGCGTAAAACTCGAAACACGTTCTTTTTGCCCCTTTCAGCCCCGCTAGTTCGGGGCTTTTTGCTGCGCCTAGCACGCCACCAAGGCGGGTTTTTATTTTGGCGATAAAGGCAGTTAGACCCCATAATTTTGGCAATGTGGTTCATTGGCCCCAATTCATTTTGGCACTATGCCTCACTACTTTTGGCCCAAGTTTACAAACGCTGTTTGCGTTGTATAATCCTCCCCGGCAGTTGGTTTCCTGAACATCACTTTTTGAAAGGGCTGAACTATGAAGATCGTAACGGAGAACAGGCATTCCAAGTTTCCAGTCAGCACGAAAGGCGTTGGCTATGCCGTCGTGGATAAAGACGGCATGCTGCTTTCCAATGTGTGCGAATTTCCAACGCACGCCTTGGCACACTACTTGGAAACGGAAACCCAACCGGGCGAGTTAAAACATTGCTTTGCGGTGGATGGTGATTGGGAGCAACGGCAATTCATCGTGGCGGTGACGCCCACGATTGCAAAGAGGATTTTGAAACTCGTCAAAGAGTGTGCGTTATTGGATGGCTTCGGCAAACTTCGGCACATTGAAAGTTTTGAAATCGCCTTGCGCAGTATGGTGAAATAATGAAAGAGGGCGACACGGTTTATTGGGTCAAGATCATTCATCGCAAAGACAACCCCGCTTGTGTCGATCCGTGCGAAATAACTCAAAGGAAGGCAAAGTTACTGCCATTTCGGATAACAAAAAAATCTATTGGTGTGGCAGTTGGTTTCCTGAACATCACTTTTTGAAAAGGGCTGAACAATGAAGATCGTAAAGAACGACGAATCAAAGAACACTACAAAGACTAAGGTGGTTGAGATTTACCAAGAGGGCATGGCGAAAAGCTACCGCACGATCACGGCAAGGGTGCCTGCCAATTGGAGCGATGAACAGGTTGAAGAATTTTTGGAATCACACGGCACATCTCTTGACCGTTGGATTTCCGATGAAGACGAACCCGAAGTGAACATTACCCAAATCAAAACCGTTGTGCCCGATGATGAAGATGAAATTAACGAAGATTGGAGCGCCGAATAATGGCGAATACAGGACAATTTTCAAAGCCCAGCAATAAAGAGCGGCCAACGTCAACAGTCATTCGCCCAGCGGGACAAGGCAAACATTCCAAGGGACGGACGCCTAAGAAAACCAAACGAAAAGCCAGAAAGGTTGAACTAATGTATCCGAAAACAAAACGTGTGCTGGCCGATATTCAACAAACATCGGAATTGCTCAACAGGATCGAAGTAGAGTTGTGTGATTTGAAAATCCGCACACCGGATGAAGAGTATGAATTGCGTAAAGCCCTTCACGATCTTTTTATATCCATCGAGCACGGCAGCAGTGTGAAGGCACAGCGACTACACGAAATAGACCCCAGCGAAATAACTCAAAGGTTGTTAGATAAGTTTGCCAATTCCATCCCGATGGCGAAAGACAAGTAATGAAAAAACAACACATTATGTTGTGGGCTATCGGAGAGAATCAAACCGAGATTAAAGCTGGATGGGGTTGCAACGGCTCGATTGTTCCATTGCCCATCGCCACGGTTGTTGCCGAGTTGAATAAGAAATATTCACAGGCCAACAAGAAACGCAAAAGCTATACATACGATGAACACGACCAATTGATAGATGATTCACCAGAATTTGAATTCATCGTCTTGGCAGTCAGCCCACAGGCTGCCTTGAATGACGTATGGGTGACGCTAAAACTCAAAAAAATCCGTGTCACCTATCATTCACGGGATGTATTGCAGACTTGGTAAAAAAGGATTCCCAAAACAAGCCCGCCTAGTGCGGGCTTTGTTATGCGCCGTGCCTGAATTCTGAATGGCCCCTATTGCCAAAAATTGAGGGGCTAACGGGCGCATATGCCAAAAATCCTGCCCGAGCGGGGCCAAACGCAAAAAGGCACGCCGAAAGATCAACAAGACTTTTTCGGCGTGCCCACACGTCGTGCAATAACTGCCTGCATTTATATTTTGTTGATGTGCGCAAATAAAACGAAGTTAGGCCGATCATCGGGGTATTCTTCCCAACGGTCTACGCCTTCACTTTCCAACCAATCTCGATACTTGCTCACAAGACGGATCGGCACGGCCACCAGCACGTTGCCGCCACACGTTGACACCTGGAATGGTTTGGAAAGCCAATGGTTCACTTGCCCTCTTTCCCAAAAATAACTTTGGTTAAATAATCATAATCTCTTTGGTATTCTCTCACGATTCGCTCGATCACTCTTATCTTGACCACTTCGCCAGCCAACTCTAGCTGCTGGCGAATTTGCTCAGGCGTCAACTCTGGAGTCTCTGCCAATTTCTCTTTTATAACTGTTCTAAGATCAATCATTTGCCCTCTGTGTTGCTGACGATCCGATAAGGGCGATTGTGGGCGGCACATAACTTGTGTTCGCTGTGTGGCACAAAGGTTCGCCAACAACAAGTGCCGTCTGTTATCTCTTCAATATCCAACACAAGATGCGTGGCAGCACAGCCGCACACCTCACAGCGATCTTTTTTCAACCAATGATTCATTTGCCCTCTTTCGTTTCTACGGTTTCACGACAAACCCAGCCGGACCATCGGCATTGCATCGCCTGCCCGCCACAGTAAGGGCACCGCTCAATATCACAACCTGCCAAATGGCACTTGCCCCGTGGCACGCCACAATCGGGGCAGATGTCATTATCGAGGGCGGCAAATTCCTGCCCGTATCGTATGCGCTTCATTTCTGGCCCCTTTTTTTAGAATACAACCAACACCAAGGAAATCACGCCTGCCAACACGACCAACCCGCCGAGGGTTGCCCGAAACAGTTTCTCTTGACGGTCTAGCTGCAACTTGTGCTGGTCTAATTGCTCACGCACACGTCTAAGTTGAAAAAGCGTGTCATCGTTTTGCGACAACGCCACTTTTATCAACTGAGTAACATTTGGCCCTGCCACTGATGTTTTCATATCCATAATGCGGCGGACATAGCCCGTGGTTGTTCGCAACCCTTGGTCACGCAACAGTTGCTTTAGTTGCTTGCAATTCAACTCAGGGTTGTCAGCAATTGCCTTTGCAATCGTTGCATTCTTTTCTTTTGTCTTTGTATGTTCCCGTTTGGTTTGCTGTGGTGACTCGCTGTTGAACAATTCATCAGTAACGTCAAACAACTCACCATTGGTATTCACTTCATTGTCTAATAGCATATTCATTTCTTTCCTCTTTCCATTAAAACTATTTCTTTTACCGTGGCATAAAGCACGTCGAGACTAGAGGAAACACATTGGCTTTCCTCTCTCGTCATGAATGCTGCGCCTGATTTAATTCGATGCCACAGTTGAACGGACAACAAAATCTGTTCGGCTGCCCGATTCACGCATTGACCATAAAGCACAACTTGTTCGGGGATGCTCAGTGCATCCAATTCGTTGGCATCCATCGTGTAACTTTCCGTCATATCATCGACGGGCGAGCCGTCTGAATAATGGCCCACAGGCTCTGCATTGGATGGCAATGAAATTGTGTAGATCGTGCCGCCCGTGGTTGGCTTAACGTGGATTTCTAGTTGGTCTTCAAATTCATCAAACAACCACTGCAAATATTCCATAAACAACGGCTCGCATTCGAGCGGCACAGAGTAGATCAAATGATCTTTCCCCGCACCCTTGATATCCGCCAGTTGCTTCACGTCGTCATATGGATTCATTCAATTACTTTCCCCAAGAGACTTCCGACCACATTTCAAACATTCAACGATCCTGCCTTTACGCACGCATAGACCGCACGCTGATTCAGTTGTGCCACAATCGCATTGCACTTCGTAAATATCACTTAACTTTGGACGACCAAAGCGGGGACAGTTGTGGTGGCAATGGATAGTCAATATTGTTTCATTCATTCGCTCGCCTTTGCTTTCCAGATTAGTTCAACCAACTCGGCAGCCTCAATCGTCCGCACACCATCGCTTGTCCATTTGTCAGTTGCGTTTCTAAACGAGAAGGTAAACGAATACTCGGCTGCCTTGTCCAATTCAATCTCAAATGCCAATGCAGGGACATGCTTGTTTAGATCGTCCGCCCAACGCCACGCATATCGTGTTGTAACAGGCACGTCGATTTCTTGACCATCAATAAACACGGTCGCTTTTTCCGAGAGCGTAAAACAATCACTGGCGTAAATTTCTGTGATATAGTCCAGCCCATCTTTGACCAAAGGCCATTTATACGGATATTCAAACAGGATATAACCCGTGACTTTGTGTTTATCTCTCACTCCAATCCAGTGATTACCCATCGTTTCCTTTCACCCTTTGATATAAATTCTTCGCACGGTCGAGAGCCTTACGGATCAAGGCTAGTTCCGTGCGAGTTGGTTTCGGTTGTGGCGGCACGCCCTCAATCGGTTCTGCCTCTAGTGCCTTCTCTTTCACCGTGAGCATGTGTTTAAGATGAAAGATTTCATTGCGTAGGTCTTCCAACGCATAACGCCGCTCTGATTGTTTTAATTCTTCAAGGTTCAACATTTTTGGGCAGTCCATAATTCAAGTCACCACACTTCGGGCAGCCCACAATATGGTTCAGGCTGAACCCGTCGTTTAGATATCGTTCGTAAGAGGGAATTTTGTTATGGGTTTCGCCATGACATTGACGGCATAATAAAACAGCGTCAAGGCAGTGTTTTTTGCCGTCCACTTCGATAATTCTTTCCTGCCCGAGAAATTCATAGTGGATGTGATGGCAATCGTGTCCGGGTTTCTCGCACAAGAAACATTTGCCTTCACTCTCTGCCCACACGATTTCTTTGATTCCTGCCCAATGCGTTGATTTCAAATATTGCTGATAGCGGGTTGCCATTTCTGGTAATTCACTTTCAAGGTCTTCCCCGCCATTGCCCGTATATGCGTTGATCTTCGATGAACTTTTCCCACTCTTTATGAAGTTGATAGTCTTCTCTACGTTGCATTTCTCGCAACTCAATCTGCGCCCGTTCGTGGCGGGTTTGGTGGTCTGGTGTTGTTCTCATTGATTTCATCCTCCGCCTTATCTATGCACGCCATTTCAAATTTCTCTATTTTTTTTATTCATTGTTCTACTATATTGTTGGAAAGCAGTTTTTATGGAGTCTTTACAAATGGAACATTATTGGAGTTTGGAGAGGTTATCAAAGGTGATTGGCTTGAATCGCAGCCAGATAAAACACGAAATGGCCGATGGTAGGATTTTGCCCACGCTTGTGTGTAATGAAAGCCCTGTGTGGAGTGATGAAGATGTTGAGAAATTGCGGGCACGATATAAAGACCTGCCTTTTATGCTCAACGTGGGTGAAACCGTGGCAGCGCTGCACGCCTGCCAGTCATGGTTTATGGCACAGGTGACGTTGGGTAACATCGTGCCTGATATGCGAATTGGAAAACGAATTCTTTTTGACGCTCGGAAGATTCAAGAGTTGGCAGCCAAGGTTGCCAAATTGCAAGTTTCCGTGCTGCCTAAAGAGGTGGCGGACGTGCGCCGCAAGGCATACAAGCCGATGGGGCCAAATCACAGGCATCGGTTGCGATTAGAGGCCGGTTATCGCTCAATCAACAACGTGGCGGAAATGTGTGGTGTGTCCAATGCGTCGATTTACTGGCACATTAAGAAAGGCAATATTCAACCGCCGAGCGTGTTCTTAGACGGCAACTCAGGTTTCTTTTATACCTTGGAACAAGCCACGGCAATTGCCAAGTGGTTCAAGCAAAAGCCAAAACGAAGCCGTGGCAGAAAACCACTTTTGCAAAAGCCAAAAAAGAAATAGAAACGACGATGCCCACGGGCATCAACCCGTGGGCATCGTCGCAAGATAGACCTATTTAACCCAACTCTATTTTAGGAGAGAGTTGACCATTCGTGGGAAATTGAGAAACCCACGGATAGCTTAGCAAGCCGCCTTGTGGGTGCCTTGCTGCTTTATAGTAGTGACCCAACTGAGAAAATTACCAAACTGAAAACGGCAAAAACAAAAAAGCCACGGGGCGTTCCCGTGGCTAATTCGATTCCCCAATAGGAGAACTCAAAACCAAAACTTGTTTTCTGGCAGGCCAACACAACCCGCCAGAAAGGATCAAATGTCTGAAAGTAATATAGTGCCGCTGGCGAAAATAACAAATGCCAAAAATCTGTTTTTTCTTCAAGCAAAGAAAGGCTGCCCGTTATCATTCAATGCCAGATTTGTTTATTCATTTCTTGTATATCGGATCGGTCAAGCCAAAGGCAAAACACATCCCGCCAGCGTTACCATCAAACAAATCACCAATGGCACAGGGTTGGATAAAGACTGTGCCCGAGCCGCAATTGAAGAATTGGAATATCACGGGCTGTGCGCCTGGACGGTCAAGAAAACCGTGGCGTATGAATTGGATGGCAAGTCTGGCCCCGTATCGGTAGAACGCCAACAGGGGCGAGTTATCGCCTTAGAGGGCGATTCCTACGATTGGTTCTCAGAAAGAGGAATCAAACGGCATGCCGAATGGTTTGATCGGTTCGCCTATTTCAAGGTTTCTATTCCCCGCTCGGGCACGCTCGCCAGCCGACACAACGCCTTGTTCTGGTTGATCCATAGAAGACCCCGCCAGAAACAAGTCTGGTATGCCAGGATTCTAGGCATCAGCAAAAATACCGTGGGGCCAGCTATTGAAACCCTACGGCAGAAAAAATACCTGTTGGGGTTTGGCTTGGTCACAGCCGCCACGGCAGATTATTCCATCTACGATCAAAAGAAACCCAAAAGAGAGAAACAAAGGGTTTTAAGTATCCCGCTTGAAAACCCCTCTGCCTTGAAATTCGAGTGGTTCGAGGGCCATGAACAATTTGCTGCCAAGGTCAAGGATATGGGTGAGCTGATGTTGCAGTGTGGATTTACTGAAAAGGCAGTGTTTGAATACTGGTCTTGGACTATCCAGAAACTAGGCGGGCGGTTTGATTTTCTGGAAATCTTCGTTCGTGACTGGCACGAATTGTTCGGCCACGTTGAAGGTGTGACGGGGCTGAATCGACAACAAGGGCTGTTCCGTGGCCCCAACTCTGGTGGGCTTTTGAAGCAAGAAACCGAGATGGCAATCAAGGTGCTGGAGTGTCATTTGAAGAATAGTGGGAGCGTTTTTCTGTGGTCATACGCACCAAGCCAGGAATAGCGTCAAGGGGCGGATTGGGACAGTTCAAGGGGCGGATTGGGATTTTTCAAGGGGCGGATTGGGACAGTCAAGGGGCGGATTGGGATCAGATATTAAGATAAGTATCAATTCATATGAAAAGAATACTCGCTTCGCTCGTATTCTTTTCAAAACTAAAATCCATCAAGCCCGCTCACCCCTTGCGGGGTTCGGCGGGCGGGATCGACCCATCACGTTGATAAGAGGGCTGGCAGGCTAGCGAAGACCCACGGCACCCCCACACTGGCCCAAGCATCACCGGGCAGGGTCTTCATCTTTGCCGTGCTGCGCCCAAGACTGGCCCAAGCATTTCCCGCCAGCACATCATAGAGACCGAGCCAGAAGCCAAACCTTCCCATAGGAACAACCTGCCAGGGAAAGAAAGGTATACCCTGCCGCCGAACCCGCCCCGATTCTGTGAAATAACAATCTGATTGTTAAAAAAAGAATCGGACGATCCAAGCCACTTCTAGGCCCTTGCCGCTCGGATGGCGTTAGAAACGATCCTAGTTGATTTCACACTATCGCCAGAAATCTTGGAAACTTTTTCCCCGGTTTACTTTACTCTGGACAAAAAAGGCATATAGTCATGCGGTTTCAAAAGTGTTGAAACGAGTGAAAATGAAAGATGTGTTGAAATGGTTGACAAAAAACGACAAAGGCAAGGGGTTAGCATTTCAAAAGATGTTTACCTGTGGATCAAGAGCAAGGGCAGTTACGGTGAGAGTTTCACCGAGATACTAGAACGGCTGTTGAAGTTTAAGAAACCCAACAAGGATGAAGAAAATGAAAATCCACCTTCAACCGGCAGCCTTGGAAGCGATCAGGCAGGGGATTAGACGTGGTGACGTGCTGGCAGACCTAGAGGAAATCGGGGCGCTCAATGTCCGCACGATCAACCTTTTAGAGCGGGCAGGAATCGTGACCTTGGAACAACTGATGCACACCAGCCAAGAAACGTTGTTTACCATCGACCACTTAGGCACGGGCGCTATCAACAAGTTGCTCCACTGCCTGAACAATTATCACACGCTGGAGTTGATCGGATGAACACGACACAGGCACTAGACCAGTTGGGCGAGCGAATCAAGGAAACCAAAGAGCGTTTGGACAGGCTAAGGAAAATGGCCGTGCAACCGGGCGGTTTGATACTTGACAACGTTTTGCGGTCATGGTCATGTCTTCATGTTTTCGATCAATCCTACCTTGGAGGGCAAAACCGATGAAACGTCTTTTGATAACACTTGTGTTGGCCGTGCTGTTACCTGGATCGGCCACGGCACAAACCAGAATCAAAGTTGGCACCAAATTCTATCAATGGGATTCGTTTGCCGAACAACAACGGAAGTTGAGCGAAATGAAAACATTGGCGGACCACGAAGAGCGAAGGGAACAATGGATCATCAAAAACTTTGGCGACCAGAAAATTGCCAAGAATCGCCAGAAATACAAAAAACACTTGTATGAAAAAGAAAAGAAAGAGCGGGCTGAAAAGTATGCCGCCAAGAAAGGCAAGGTTAAGACACGTTAGACGGGTTTCCTTTCCCCGCCGTGGAAAAACGCTGGCAACCGCCAGCGTTTTTTTATGCGCCCAAGTCATACATAAAGGCATGAGCGATGAAAGTAAAGTGATAACCGGAATGGAAGTGGCGAATGCAAATTTGATATTCAGCCAAAAGCAGAAAGCCAGTTCATACGACATGGCTGGCAATCACAAATTTTCTTGCGTGCAAGATTTATCCACGGTGATGGAACCACTTGAAATTAGTGATGCCTTGATATCTGGCACGCCGGGTTGGAGCGTCTTCCACAATCTAAGCGATGTGATAACAATCGAGGTTGGCGTCGAAACAATATCGTCAATGGAAATTGGGGTCTTCCTTCATTTAGAGCCGGGTGAAGTTTGCGTTTGCCCGATTCAAAATGTGAATATATGGGCACACGCTATTGGCGGCACGGCTCAACTGGATTACACGATCTTGGAGAGATAGTGGAATACATTTTTCAAACAGGCGAGGGCATTAACCAAGAAACCTATTTGGATAGTGCCACCCCGACCACCAACTATGGCAGCAATGCCAATATCATCGTGGGGCGAGTGTCGCCACCATTAACGACCCTTGTTGAATATCTTGCGATCATGCGTTTTGATATCTCGGAGTTGATCGGCAATTACACAATCGACACAGCCACGTTGACGTTGAAGCCAGACGGCGCTACCAGCGAGAACCAAACCTTGACTGTTTATCGTTGTGGTCAATTCTGGAGTGAAGGCGGGGCAACTTACAACTCTAGTGGTCTAACCACCTGGACGGGATCGGCAGGCAACCCAACCACGCCCACCACCAGTGTGGCCTATGCAGGCGGAAACGTTACTTTTGATATTGCCGAGTTGTGCGAAGATGCGATTGCTAATCGTGGTGGTGTTGTAAATCTTGTGTTCAAAAGTGGTTGGCAGGGATCATCTTTGATATCCAGATTTGCAACCTCTGCAAATGCAACACCGAGCAATTGGCCCGCCCTCACGATCAACACGATTGATTACACGATTGAAGAGGGCTTGAAGGCTTTCCTTTCGAGCGAAACAAGCCTGCCAGCTTATCCACAGAATTTCCCACAAGCCAAACGCCAATATCCGTGTGTTTCTTATACAAAGAAAAACGGCGGCAGAGAATACAACTTGATTTCCAAGATCGGCATTGAACATCCCACGTTTTCAATTGATGTATTTGCTGAAACTTATTCAGAAACGGTTGATGCGTCCAAAGAGATTAAAGACGCCTTGAATGGATATCGAGGGCATTGGTTTAACGGAAATATCCACAACGTAATTGTTAGAAATGTTTCTGATGCGCCACCCGAGCGAAAAACAGGGACAGACCAACATCTATTCCATCAGGTGGTTGATTGTGAAATCTGGAGTAGCAGAGCCTAAATAAGGCACTATGGGAATAAAAGTTGGAAGTGGCACACCCACACAAGCACAATCGGAAAATGACGGCTCGGCATATATCACAGGTCACTTAGAAGTTGATGGCACGATTCACGCTGATGGTGGAATCGAGGGCATTTCTCAGGATCACAACGATTTAGAGAATATCGGCACCACAACCCATGCCCAAATTGATGATTTTATTGCGAGTGAAAATCAGCCCAATGGTTGGGTGAGTCTGAATGATGATGGAGAATTGGACGCACGGGTTATTCTTCAACACGACACAGCCGCCAACATCAACGCCATTGTTTTAGAACAAGGTGAAATTGCCACCACAACCGACACGCTTGATTTAAGGGTTGGTGATGGTGTTACCGCTGGTGGAATCTCTCTGAGGTTAAATTCAACCTCTTGCGTTATCGTTACTGCCAATGGATCGGCAGCCGCTAACGGAACGGCTCTAACAGCCGCCTATACAGCCGCAAAATTGTTGACTCCTAACGGTGCCGCTCTTAGCAACACAAATAGAGCAACCGTTCTAGTTGGACCTGGGGTCTATACTGGGGCGGTAATCCCTCATGATACAAATTATGTTGATATGATTTCGATGGCAGGCAGCCGATCAACGTTCATTCCAGGGGGCACACAATCAGCAGCGAATATAAGATTAATTGGGTTTACGATTACAACTCAACTTCAACTCAATCTTACAAATTTCACTTCAACACCAGAATGTTACCACGAAGATTTGGATTTTCTTGGGGTTGATACAACAACAGTAATCATGGTGATTACTGGTAGCGGATCACTTAACGGCACGTTCAGGAATTGCCGAACCTCTTCGCTTTCAACCGGCTTATATGGTGGTCTAACAAATATGACCACTCAATCAACAATCCTTTTTGAAGATTGTGTTGCCGGTTTGAAAGGCTTATGTGGTGCAACAGGCGCTTCCACGGGCGGCACCATGAGCGGCATAATGCGACGATGCACCGTCAATGCTGCATCTTGGAACGTCAAGGTTGCTGGTCTGATGGACAACTGTGTTTTGAACGGATGTAGCATCAACAGACTCGTTGAAGGTGCGAGCATTTATAGGACAAGAATCGTGCCCGCAAGTGGAACATGCATTGCCAACAACAGCGTTTCAGTAAATATCAAGGCAGGATTCAACACGCTCAAAACATTCTCGGCGGCAACACCGTGGGGGAGTGGAGTTACCAATTTGTTGGGAACGCCCTATAACATCGAGGATGACGACGTTTCATGATCGTAATTAGATCAAGCCATTCAGCATCTTTACCGCTCAATAATTGGGATGTGACTGAATCGGATTTCACCTTATCCGCCAGTGCGGTTGATGTTGTGGTGTCTGGTGAATCGTCTAGCCAAACAACGATAGATGATCGGTTGCTAGATGTTTATACAGGCGCTGTTATCAATCACGAAGCCTCTTGTGATGCAACGGCATTTGTCTCTTATGCGTCTTCCGACGAAGCAATCGCCACGGTTGCTGCTAATGGATATGTTAGCCGGGTTGGCAACGGCACAGTTGGAATCATTGCACGATCTAAAAAGATTTCAAAGAGAGTGGATGTTGCTATAAGTCAAAGCGGCTCTGGCTCAACAAACATTTTCAACAACTTTGTTGAAGGGTCATTGGCTCGGCATATGTGCGATCAAGTTGATGATAGGATCGCTGGCAAAGAGGCAGGCACTAGCAAAGCGATTTTTAATGTTCAAGACTTCTCAACCCACACTTACGAGCGCAACACCGATTGTTGGTTGGGTGATGTTGACCACACTTGCTTTAGTCCGTGGAATTCCTTGTCATTCCACAAACGGGCAGGAACGTTAATCAGCCCACGGCATTTTGTGACGGCGGATCATTACTATATTTCCATTGGAGAAACTATAAAGTTTGTGACTGCTGACAATCAGGTGATTACTAGAACGGTCACGGGGCGGCAACGAATTGCGTCAACAGATATCGACGTGCAATTGCTTGATAGTGACGTTCCAGAAACGATTGGCTTTTGCAAAGTGTTGCCATCGAATTGGACAGATTACTTGCCGTCGATTCACCCAACAACATTGTTGGCAGGCCATGCAGTTATGGCAACTGACTTTGAGGAGAAAGCGTTAATCTTTGAATGGGCATATTTAAGAAACATTGGCACAGGTGGCATTGTGGCGATGACAACGGATTCATATCAAGATGGCGTTAAAGAAAATCGTTTGCCTTGGCATGAAGCAATTATCAGTGGCGATTCGGGCAATCCTCTTTGTGCAATCATCAATGGTGAAATGGTCTTGATAACAACGTGGCTTGGAATAAGCGGCGGCAATGCTCACAGTGCATACATCACAGAAATAAATTCAGCGATGATAAGTCTTGGTGGTGGATATCAGTTGACGATAGCCGATCTATCTGGCTTCACTTCATACGCATAAGAGGATCATTGCCCTATCGAATCCCGAGCCATAAGAGCCAACCATCTAGCCCGTCATCGCCCGAGCGTAAAGCAGCCCGTGTGTTCCTTGACACACAGGCGTGGCGTAAGACAAGCAAAGCATATCTTGCCGTTCATCCTCTGTGTGAACAATGCAACCGCAATGGATTGATTGTGGCTGCTGTGGATGTTCATCACATCGTTGAACGTGTTGACGATCCATCGTTGGCATTTGCTTGGGATAACTTGCAAGCCCTGTGCAAGTCTTGTCATTCAACGATAACGAAAGAGCGGCAACAGAAAGGCAACAGTGATGATTCGAGTTAATGATTATATTGCCCCGCAAGAGTTTCGTTTCTGCCGCAATGGATTCCATCTTGATCTAGTTGACCGTGGCGAACACTGCGAGTTGTGCAACGGCAATGACTTTAATGCACAGCACAGAGAAAGATTGATACAAGAAATCCGTAATGAACTAGCAGAGTTGCGCCGTCAAAGCGGAGTGCAACCATTTTTCTGGATGAACGAGGCACAGGGGGTGGTGAAATTTCAAAAAGGTGAAGGCTGACGAA